GTTGCACTCACACATTTCACGCGTGTTGGGAAACTGCGTGTTAAGTTGGCTTACAAGACCAACGATGTGGATTTAGTTGAGTTCCTCGACGATGACGACCACCCTCATGCATATGAGGGAGACTTTTCTCGCAATGACCGTGAACAACGGTCTCGCGTCGCGTTATTAACCGACGCCTGGTTTGATGTGTTGGGCCTACCATCATGGTTGAGGACCCTAGTGTTGGAGATGGAGGACTTCACCGTACAAAACAAACGGTTTGGTATGAAGGCTTTTTTGAAATACCAATTGCCCACGGGCACCACGCTGACCACCTTCCGTAACAGTTGCTACAACGCTGTCATGGCATCTGTCGCTTGCGCGCGACAAATGATTGACAGCGCTAAGGCGTGCATCCTTGGTGACGACATTCTCATGGTCACAATGTCACCATTTTGCATTTCAGACTGGAAAAGGTTGGTTGATCGGTTTAAGATGGTGCTTAAAGGCAAAGCCGTGAAGTTGAACGGTGGGGCCACTTTGTTGTCTCGTCGCCTTATCATTTTTGGTGACGAAATCCATTGCATGTTGCCGCTGATCGGTAAAGCGCTTGCCCGTTTTAATGCGCGCGCCAGTATGAATACTGGTGTCACCGATTCGCAGTATATGGCCGGTAAGGCTCTTAGCTATGCTTATGAGTTCCGGCACGTGCCTTTCATGCGTGATTTCTTTATGAGACGCTTCCACTCTGAGGACCAGAGTTTTCTCACACTAGACGATCTGACGTGGTTCACACGTACAAGTGGCATGGACATCCCGCAACTCATCGATGCGGTCGCCAACGAGAAGATGCTTGTCAATGAGGACATCTTCCGTGAATGGGTCATGGAGGTTTATGACCTCGGACTGTGCGACCTAGAAGAGATATGCGAGATGGTTATTCCTAACCAGGTGTTGGAGTTTGTCCACCACCCCGAAGTTGACTGTTTGGCGATTGATTGGTGACGTTTATCTGTGGACTACGGTTCAGCTGGGCGCAGAACGCACTTTGCCTCACACG